GGAGGGGGTCTCATTTTGCGAGACCCTCCCCCATACCCTATTAAATTATAAACTAACTTCTTGCTCAACCTTTTTATAAATGCCTAAAAGATTGAACTGCACAATTTCTAAAATTGCACGATTGTTTTCGATTATTTGATCAGTTTCACTTAATTCATTTGATTGCTTGCATACCCTAGCTAGGTAGGGTAGGGAGTGGTATCCTTTTGATGTATCGTATGCAAACCAATCATCAAACTGCTCAAAAGGACTGTAAGGATTGTCTACTGTAGTAAGCATGTACTCAATCATTAGGCCTCCTTATTATAGAGCAGTCTTTAATGTGGATACGGATACACCTAAAGCATCTGCTATTTCAGATTGAGTATACCCATTAGTTGCCATGTTAGTAGCACGTTGACGCATAAGACTGGTCATTAATAGTTCTTGCTTAGGTGTAGCCAACTTCTTTATTTGATCTATGTCTGCATTAGCTAGAATAGACTGCAATTTAGAAGAGCTAATAGCACCTGCTTGTATAGCAGCCCATTCATCGTTTGATATGTCGACGCGTTCTTTATGGGCGCCCGTTCTAAGGCGGGCCTCTTTGAGGGCTTGTGCTTTTAGTTTCTTGATTTCGGAAGGTTCCAGATCGGGATTGGCTGCCCTTTTCTGGGTGACTATGGAATTAGCCAGGATCTGGGCTTGTCTTTCAAGTGGGGCATTTCTAAGGGCGATATTAAGTTTTGCGTTTAGAGAGGCGACTTGTTTTGCATAGACAGTTCTTGCTGTTGGAGAGTAGGGGGTTAAATTCGTTCTAACCATAGCAAGTCGTGCTTTGTTTGCCAATGCTTTAAGACTGTTAGAATGATCAGCATAAATACGTTCAATTGGTGTGCCTGATGACAAACTATGTGCATCAGATGCTTCTGCTAGTTTAGTACTACGCTGAGTCTTAAATACAGTCTTACCTTTAGCATCTACCCAACTGTTACCAGTAGGGGTATAAACTTTCGCGCCTGTCTTTAGATCAATAGGTCCGCCTTCTTGTGCTGACCTAGCCTTTCTTTCATTTACATCTTTACGTGATGAAGCCCTAGAAATTAGAGTGCTTGCTCCTGCTTTAGCACTGCCTTGATACTTAGCTTTCAACTGTGGAATACCGTTATCGATCGCCGACTGTTTCCAGTTTAGACCATGCTTTTCAGCATCGATAACAACCATTGAGTGACGCACAGCTCTAGCAATTTCTGTTTGAGTAGCGCCTCTAATAGTCATGTCAGTAATTAGATTACTAACATCACCCATCTCAAAAGCTTTAGTTCTTGCACTCATCTTTTTCATCCCAGCATACCCAGGATAAGCAGATTTAGGATCGAAGTTAATCAACCCTTGCAAAGCAGGTTCAGTCTTTACTTTTCCATGGTTATTTGGAATAACAAGCACTGTGTCGCCATCAAAGTCTGCACCAGACAAGCGTTCGGCCACTTTGCTATTTATACCAACTGCATCTCTAGCTCTACCCAGAAGTTTCTTAGCTTCAGGTTGACGATTATTAACAGTCAATTCAGGAATCTCAAAGATACCACCATGTGGATACCTGATAAGAGCTACTCTTTCTCCATCACGATAGTTAGGCGCATAGATCTCAGTTTCCTTCATACTATTGACAGGAAGGATAACATGAGAACCTTGTCTTGGAAGGGCAGCTGCTTTAAGATGTACGGCTGCTGAATCAACGTCATCCGAATATGACTCAAGCAACTTCTTACGAACTGATGGATTAGATAGACTCATAATCTCATCTAGTTCACGCTTTTTACGCTCGAGCGTTATAGCCAATTGCTCTCTAGCAAGAGTAGGAGCTTGTTTAGACAACATCTGCGATGAGAGTGTCTTACTCCACTTTTCCCAATCGCCTTCTTCATTTACAATATTGCAAGCTGAAGCAAGTTTCTTCTTTCCTGTTTTAGGATCAATACTGTAAATCTGCCTGACAACTGCGCCAAATGGGTTATCAGGATCATCTTTCATTTTCTTGAATGCGTCAAGTTTATTGCCTGTATCAGATTTGTTTGTATTGAATACTAGATCCACACCTGGAGGTAGGTCATCTTTGTAGACGGCCATACCTTTCAAATAATGCGAACCATCTACAGCAATACGAACCTGCGCATATCTTGCATTTCCTAGAGACAGATCTTTAACGCCTGGACGAACATAAATTACTCCATCGGCGGAGGTACCGCCGTCTTCTGCGTATCGTACTCCGACCCGCTTAGAATTGACTGACAGAGGGCTATCAATCCCAAGGAATGTACGACCCCCATCATTGGAGAATTCTGTAATCTGTCTAATATTATCGCGACCTCGATACACTTCTCCATATTTAACATTAGGTCCCGCGAGAACTTTAATAGTAGTTTGCTGACCTGTACCTAGTTGTTCAACTTTAAGATAGTGGACTGTGTAGCCCTCTTCTTTAAGCATAGCTACAGCAGTTGCCAATTTAGTGGAACTGACACCGACATGACGTTCAACGCCAGTTCCGATATCGATCATACCCTTAGTGGCTACTTGGTCTTTGAGCATACCAGTAACCGCGCCCAGCACATCAGCCTTGGCTGCTTGGCCAGGAGCCAGAAGAGCACGAACCGACGACTCATTGATACCCATACGTTCGCCAATGGCAACGTTGGAATATCCTTTATCTTTAAGCCTTTGCGCCATAGCAATATCGCTTTGACGTCTTGCTGTAACAGCCATGGAGCGTGCCGCACGAAGTTCGGTAGTGGTGATTCCAAAGCCTCGAGCGATCTCAGTTTCGCTCATACCCTTAGAGCGAAGATCTTCCACCATACCTAGAAAAGTACGGTTTCTTTCTTCTTGAGTTCCTCCAGAACCCCAAGGGTACCTACCCGAACGGCGGAGGATCCCATAATGCATCAGATAGTTTTCTTCTTCGATGATCATGCTACCTCCGCTTTCAGACTCTCGATCCTTTTGTCAAATGACACGATTCGGTCCATGATATGAAAGATTGCATCAGGACCTGGATCGAAAACTTTAACACTATCATTCTGGTAGATACGAAGTTCTATCTCAATATCAATTGGACGAAATCTGTATTCCAAACAGAAAATAGCAGCATAGATTTCAAGTTGAGTTGGCGAAGCTTCAGCCACACCAGTCTTTAGATCATGCACTCTAAGTTTGTTTCGTTTAAAACCAATACTGTCAGCATGCCCATAACAATTTGGTGAATAGAACAGTAGTTGTTCGGGGGTCAAACCAAATCGAATGGAATCATTGACGTAGGCGTTTAGTGTCTTGGTGGTATCGGGAAGGAGTACGCCGAGACGAATAGCCTGACTTGCAAAATCGTGTAGTTCAGTACCACGCTTCGAAGCCATGGTAGTATACCAAACACGATCCAACTTATCATCAGTATAGTTCACCCATGCAGGAGAACTAGGAGTCAGGAAAGCGTGTGTTCCTTTCAAGTTCACCGAAGTAGGTTTGAAGTTCATCTAGGGTCTCCGTCATGTTTTCGGGATAGATGAATGCTGCGAAACCCATCCCACTAAATTTATCAACATAGTATGGTTGATTCGGCTGCACGTTTGCCTTAGCACTTCGTTTCACTTCGAGCATAGCCCACCAAGGTCCATACAGAATCGAAAGATCTAGAATACCTTGTGTGTGACTAGAATCATTCTTAATTACAAAGCAGCCGGGGAGCCGCCTATGAAGTTCTTTAATTAGTTCAGATTGAAATTTACTTTCAAGTTTCATGAACGGCTCTCCCTTCTACGAAGCAAAAAGGCTTGTTTCTACTCCTTCTATTATATCGCAAGTTTTACACACGTTGCGATATCATGTTTTAAAAGTAAACGTATAGTCTCCTGGAAAGACAGTATTACCTTTGACTAGGGATAGATAGATGCCAGTCTCCAAGAGCCCATAACGGGTAGCACACTCATTAGGCGACTGGAACACCTCTCCTGTTTCTACCATCACGAAAGGTTTGTTCCATCTGGGGAACGGTTCAAGGGCTCTCTCGCGGAAATACTTTACTGCGAAATGATAAGGACGCCAAGCTAGGTTATCTGATCGACAATTGAATCTATCACCATTAAGATTTATGACTGAGTTAAAGTCTTCTCTTTCTGGTGGGGGTAAGAATAACCTAGCTACGACGTTTGACAAAGCACGGCGATATAACTTACCATGCTTGTAGAAGGCTGTTATCAATATACCACGATTATTGATACTAGTCTTGTTAGGGCGATCATGCTTTGCATTTCGAACACCACCTAAATTACTTACTTCATAATTCGGAAATTCTTCTACGACTTTCCATAATTCACTCATCGACCCTCTAACTTTGTGGGGGATCGGTTTCTGTATCTGACTCGGTTAGCATGTATTCATACTCATACTTGTGACCCAATAGAGTCTTAGTGCGCCTTCGCAGATGATTAGTTACAGTTGAAGATAGAACACCTAGAGTAGCGGCTGCCTCTTTGGTGGATTCAAATCTTTGTCCTGTCGTGATGTTAACTATTGGGATACCAGTTTTACCCGGCATTAATCCTCCTTATAATTATCCAAGTCTACAGCGTCAATGTCGTGTTTGTATACGCAAATATCTCCAAAAAAGTTACGTACGCCATTTCTAAGTTGCGTTGTCATCCAACAAGTAGAAATCCCATAATATAGGGCGGCTTCTCGAACAGAAGGATATATTATATCCTTCGATAGATTTATAACAGGGCGCGCCATTATACTCCTTATAAATTCGGACAAAATAGGACTTCTTAGGAGAACTCCGATTTTTAGTATATAACGGGCTGTCGTTCTGTCGGACTTTTTTCAACTTTTCTCTACATTTTATCAATGCGATATCATGTTTTAAAGCATACTACTTTGTGGTATTAATAATGTCCGATTTGTAATACTTTGTATACATATATACTATTTTTCTCGCGCGTAAGGGGGTATAGAGTAAAGCGACAGAACGACAGGAAAACATGATATCCGTTTATACAATACTCAACCGGTTTAGAAAAAAGTCCGACAGAACGACAGGGGATATGTCCGATTTATCCCTTCCCTCCCAAGTCCTCCCAAAAGGACACAAATTGTTCTAGTTTGATATAATTTATATACTTTTAACTACCCATAATCTCTTCACCGAGATCCGTATCCATAAACTTCATAGGCTCGATAAGATTCCTAGTTCTCTCAAGTCTATCGACTTCCCTACGCAAATACCAAATAGCTTTCCGCAAATCTTCCTTCTCATTACCACCAGATTTAAAACCAGCCC